ATAACAAATTATTAAATTAATAAGCCATAATAGAATAATAATTTTAGAATAAGTCCTTCAAAATAATATTTTCACTCATCAGAACTCATAAAAGTATGAAATTCCTCTATTTTATCTACTACTCAGTTTAATCAACTTTTAAATGCAGGGCTAATATCTAAAGCCTCTATTTGCTCTCTGGCGGTTTTAAAAGATGCTATAACGCTTTCTGCGGTATTAAAATCTATTCAAGTCATGAATCAGGATGCACTTTCCAACAATACTCAAATAGCAGGAGCTACTGCATCAGAGACTTGTGTTATACTATTTCTCATTCAACCAATAAATCTTTTCCATTTAGTATCGAAAGTCTCTGTCATAATAGCATACTTTCTGCTTATCAAATCCATTTCTTTGTTGTATTCTTTATCTGTAATTTCGCCACTTTTTTTCTTAGTCTGTAATCAATTTATCTCTCCCATTTTAGCTTGTATTCTTATCAAGTCTTTATATGTAGACTCTGGTAGTAAATTCCTTAACGCATTAGCTATAGTCACCTTTCATCAAGAGTAAGCACTAACAAAAGTTTGAATTGCCATAGTTCACATTCATGCTGTTGTCTCACGGAAAGTAGTTAGTATTCACAAAGGGTCTCTTTGCTTACCAGTCTTCTTATCGAATGAGATATTAGCAAAATCAGCTACAGTCATAGACTGTATTCTTTTCTGGTCTTCAGGAGTAATTTTAAAGTTTTCCATAGCTTCTTTTTTTACTCTCTTCATCTGATTTTCAAAAGAGAATGCTTGTTTTACTTGTTGTCAGAAAAATTGTCAAAGCATCCTTGTCTGATTTCAAGCATCATCTGGAGTCATAAATTTTGAAAATACAGAAAATACAGACGCTGTTTCTCAAGGTCACCGTCAAGCAGCCATACCTGTTGCTCCAAATTTTCAAAACTGATTTATATACTCATTCATTACTCATAATCATTGATCAAGCGTTTGAGAAAATACATTTGCCGCTGTAGTCCAATTATCTATATCATGTACATCCATTTTAAATGAGTTCATATATTTGATTATAGCTGTTCAAGCCTCCTCTGATGTAGTTCAAGTTCATAAGGCAAATTTTGAAACCACATCTTGCATCTTTATAACATCTGAGATTTGTTTCTTATATTCCTCTGTACCTACTGGAGCTGTAGGCTGTAATCACGCACCGAATATTTGTGTAGTAGACTTAACTACAGATTCTACATCTTCTCCCGTTCTATTTGATATATTAAATACTCATTTTTTTAGAATGTTTGTCCCTACTGTATCTGTAATATATGCCGATGCTTGTAACAATCAAAATTCTTTAGAGAAAGATTGTAGGTTTTTAATACTTCATATTAGCCCTATTCATCATATAATTGACATGAATCACATAAATTGTCTTCATAGTCAAAAAACACTACTTCAAATTCAATTTATAGTTCACCTTACTCCAGAAAAAGCTGTTTTCATTGTGTTTCATGCGTTCTTTGCTGCGTTTCATAATGTAGAAAAATTCCTAGCAGAAGTGTTAGCAACTCAACCAGTATTTGTTATTCATGTTTTCATAGACTTGAAAGCATTATCAAGTTCTTTTACAGAACCGATAAGTCAATTCAACGCTGTTTTTGCAGCATTAACATCAATCGCTACTTTTACATCTAATCATTTTGATACCATAATTTACATAATTATTTTGATGAAGATTTCATTCGTTTGTCTAACTCTTCTTTTGGATTTTTTCATTCCTCTAATGCCTTTTCTACTATCCTTTGTTTCTCCTCGAATTTCTTATCTACGTATTTTTTGGTTTCAGACTTATCCCCACCTTTGGCAGATTCGTACGCTTCTTCTTCTCGTCAGCGTTTGATTTGTTCACAGGCATAGATGTAGTACCATTGTCATTCAGTAATGTCCTCATATCTTTTACCATATATTCTAATAGCTTTCTGAGCGTGGAGGTACTTAAAGACATCCCGATTTGTGATTTTTTTTTTAGTTCTGATATTAGATTATCAAAATCTTCAGGTGTATTCAATGTTTGTTGTGGTGCATATTTTTCTTGAACTTCGTTATAATGTTCTATAAGTAGGTCTTTCTCGTCTACTGTAAGTTCTCAAACCTCACTAGGTGAAGCAAAGAAGTAATCTACACTATTCACATCTTCTCAATCTTCTGGTACTTTTAATACCGCTTTATATAGTAATTCTCTCATAGATAATTCTATCACCTCGTTTTCGTTAGCGTTAGTAAGTTCTTTCTCTGCTATCTCTCTTCATTTATTTGCTGCCCTCAAAATATCATCTTGAGTAAGCACTCTTATAGCCATAGGAATATCTGTGAAAGGAAAATTATATTTTTCAAAAGCGTTTGTGCCTCTTCTCATTTTCCTTACATCTGCAAAAGACATTTGTTCTGTATTCATTATATATATTATATTATAAAACAAGGAAGAGTCTTTCGACCCTCCCAAGGAAATTTATTTAGTAGTGACAGTCCAGTTTTTAGCTTTTCAACTAAATTTGTATGTTGAACTTTCAGTTACATTGATAGTGTGGTCTTGTATTCTACATTCGTTGATTGTCAAGATTTGTCCTAAGTTATCAGGATTAGTTTTGTCAGGGTTTTCGAATGTTACGATGATTTGGAAAAGTACAGCTGGAGTTACTGATGTAGTAGCTGGGTCATATCAACCTGTAAGTTTCTTTAAATCTCATATATTACTATACAAGACTGCAGCATCAACACTTCGTTCTACTGTAAGTGGTTTTCTTCTTCTTAGTGTACCGCTTATGCAGTTAATCAAATCTTCTGGTGATTTTCAGTCTACTGTTAGACCAGTTACAAATCCCCATTCAACTCAGTTAACCATAATCGTACAAGAAGCAACGTCTACAGCATCCTGAAAGTCCGCTTTTCTTATTGTATTAGCCATTATGTATTAGGTTATTTAAAATATAAAATTAAAGATATACTTTGAAGTTCAATGATATGAAGTTCAATGGTTTACCTGGAGCGATTTCAACATCAACATTAACTTTTGTATTGTCATTTGGATCAGTTGATACTACAGGTTCTCTGAACGCTGGTGTATTTGTTGCTGTGTCAGCTACTAGAATATCCATTGCTGCATATTTTTGTAACATAGCAGATACTTCAGCTTTCATAGCTTCTCTTACTTGTGCAGTGTTACCTTGCTGTAAGAATTTTTGTTGCAATACTTTAGTTATCGCTTTTTCGATAAAGTCTACATTAAGTCTTACTGCTCATTCTTGTCGAGTTTTATCAGGTACAGAATTTGTAGTAGTACTTGTGGTAACTAATCTAACGATATGTATTGAACTGTATTTCAATTCAATTGGTGTTACTCAAGCAGATATCAAAGCATCCATATCAGATATTTTAGATACTACTCAACCAAATCAATCAAACGCTGTAAAATTATGATTCAACTTAGGTACTCAGTTTCAAGCAATAGCTCAACACAAAGCAGCCGCAGCTTCTCAAGATGTTACAGTCTTTCAATTAAAGTCAGTTAACAATGGGTATCAGATAATAACTTTATCAGAGTTTTGAGCTTGAGCTTTTGCAATTATTGAAGTTGCATCATCAGTAGCTTCAGCACCTCTAAAGTATACACAAGGTGTATTATATTTATCTCTTGAATCTATACACATTTGTTCTAATTTTACTGCTGTTGCATTATCATTTAGTTCACATACTACAGTTGTTTTTTGTTCATCTTCCAACATAGCTTGTATAGCTAAATCATAATCAGTAGTAATTTTAGCTGTTACTTCTTGAGCAATTTCACCGATATAGTGAGGGAAAGTCAAAGGAGCAGTAAACTGAATAGTTGTAGGAGTCACAGCAAGTATAGTTCTTTTTTCTTCAAAACCATAAGTTTGTCCTGTTCCAATATAACATTCGTTTCAGTTAGTGAAACCAGCAGTACTTACTACAGTAATGGTATCAGCACCAGCCAAAGAATTAGCTGACATTATATCATTTCATAATAGTGCAGTTGTAGGTTGTCAAATAGATACAGCTCTAATCAAAGAGGCTCATTCAGCAAACGCTCTTCTAATCATTAATCATAGAGTTGCACCATAGGAATAATTACCTCAGAATATAGTGTCAGCTTGGCTAACAGAAGCTATATTGTAAACAGTATTTGCTGTTCATGTTGCTGATGTACCTATCATACCTATAACTACTTGATTGTCTCTTGGTACAGCTAGACTTTGTACAGCCTCTGTTATTATCACCTTTGGGACTAAGTTATTAGACATTTATTAAGTGTTTATTAAGTAAAATTTTAGTATAAAGTTTCGTACATTTTTATTTTATTAATCTTAGGAAGTTCATATTCTTTCAAATAGTGAACTCGGAAGTCTACTGTTATTGTGTACTGATGTAACTCAGCATCAAACGCAGTGTTTTCTATACAATCAACATTTCTATGATACCTAAATCTAATTTTCAAATCAGTCACTTCTCATTCTGGGTCTGTAGGCGTTACAAAATCCAACACAGGAATTACTGTCTGAACTGGTCATCATAGGTCGGCGAAAACATCAGATGACGTGGAAGATTTAAGCTTTCTCTCAACTATTCAAACATATTTATTCATATCTCCGATAGTCTTAGTTATTATATCAATTTGATAAGTAGCATTCATAGTATATCACATTAATCTTCATATTGTAGCATCAGGTATCTCTGCTGGTTGATATCAATGAAATCAACTCAATCTCATTAAATCTCGGCTCTCACTTCATATTCTAGTTATCAATATATTAGGTAATTTCAATGTAGTATCCACATCAGGTCTTCTTGAAGTAACAGAAACTCAGGATAAAGCAGGGTCATTTTTGAAGTATGCTATCCAAGTTTTTAGTACATCATTTTTGAATCTTTCCTCTGGGACAGTTTTAAACATTAACTACTTAAATATTATAAAGTTTTTTTCTATTATATTTGCTATGTTTCACTCCTCTTGATCTAGTATAAATCTCCGTATAGGTCTAGGTGGTATATAGATATATCATGGTCTTTTACCTGACCCCTCTTTTTTCTCTTGTCACTTAAACACTACCGCAAATAAATACTTCCTCATCTTGTCTGTCATCTTTATATATTGTCAGTATTCGTGTATAGCTCATAATCGAGATTTTACTTCATTCATATATATTATTTCCGTATTCTTATTTAATCTTCTATTCATTACCGAGTTTCTAAGCTCTCAAGTCTTTAATAATGGAGTATTACTACTTCAAGCTGGTCGTCAAGGTTGTCTTACTCAGTATTTGCTTTTTATCTTATCTCTTAAGTACTTTCAGACTTCTTTTAATGTCTTATCTAGCATCTTATCTAAATTAGCACTTGCATCTTTAAGATACGCTGAGAATTCTAAAAATCATTTAAAGTCTGCCATATTTTTTAATTTGTAATATAATTAACTTTAGATTTATTCAGTCAAACTAATAATTGATATGGTTGAGGTATAATCCATTCTACAATATATTCAAGTCAATTATATATAAATCTATCTTCTTTCTTGATATCCTCTGTGATTTCTGTTGTCATCATATACTGTACTTGTTCTATTTTTCAAGCATCTAGCATTTGTATAATATGACCTCTTGCTAAATCTATAGCATCTACTAATACTAATATCTCATCTTCTACATATTGCTTTCCGTATTCTGTTCGTTCCTCTAGTAATGGATCATAACTGCTTTGTACTGTATCTAGTTTCTTTCTCTTTACTACTTCGTGTACACTTGTTGGTCATACCTCTCTCATTACGACTTCCATGTGTGCTCAAAGTGTATCATCAAATGTAGCAGCTCAAGCCACTACAAATTGTCTATTTCAGTGTATAAGTCTATCGTTTATTTTGAAGTCTATTACATCTGAGAAGTATTTGAACGCTATTTGCTTTGCTTTTATATCATATTTCTGATACAACATAGGCTCATAACGGAACTCTACATCTTTTAAATGGTCTGAGTAGCTTTTTTTGTCTACTGATAACCTTTTTATATCACCTTTTTTGTTAGTTCAAAGCATTTTATATGTATTAATTTAAAATATAGAGTTATTTTTCATATATTTATATCTATCTAAGATTTCTTGTACATCTGGAGTCAAAAACTGACCACCTCAATATCATTTTCAAGTTTTATAGAGGCTCTTAGTATCAAAACCGACATAATACGCTCCTGACTTAAATATGTTCACTGGTCACACTGTTCAAGGCATTCAAGTCTGGGTTCTATAGAAGTCTGATTTCAAGAAGTTAGCACATACAATTGCAGACGCTCTTTTTACCATAGGAGGTACAAATGGGTCTACTTTATAATCTACTACATACAGTAATTTATCCATAGTTCCTAACACTAATAATGGATATGTTCCTACAGCACTTGCTCAATAAGCTGTTGATATAGGATAGTAAGCATATCATTGGTCAGGGAATAAATCTAGGTATCTTGTAAACAATACTATAGACGTACTCGCAGGAACTCGGACTCTTAAGTAGTTTACTGATATAACAGGCTTCCTTTTAAATCTCAAATATATTCTTCCTAGATTATCTACTATAGTTTCTCATTTTTGGGTAATTACTTCTACTCATCGTTCATAATCACAATAAGCATCAATCATATCTTTTGCCAATGTAGTAAGCTCTTCTAATTCTTCGTCTGAGTATTTACTGAAATCAAATCATACTGACATGTGTTTTAGTTCTTCTACTGTTATATATCCTCCTCATATTCTTATATCTCTTGTTTGTGTTTGTGGTACTGTTAGTATAGTTCAAGTTGCACTCATAGGATATAATCCAAATGGTGTATTCTCTGGGACTACTACTACATATTCATAGAAATATGTTTGTGGGTTATAAGTCATAGGTACATCTTTCAAATACCAAGAATGCCTACCCTCTTCGCCAATATTCAACAAAACCAAATCATTATCCATTTTCACTGGGACTTGTTGATTATCAAAGAATTGAAAGTTAATTTTTACAGTCTGTCCTGGTTTGTAAGTTTGTATCATTGAGTTATAACGCCGTTATAAGTATTAAAGATTATTTACGTAAGCCTTTAACTGTTTTATTTCGTTTATAAATAGTGAAGCGTTTACATTATGGTTACTTCTATCTGAGTTTACTACAAACTCCTCTACAGATTTTTTAGCTTCGTCTGGAAAAATAAAATAACATCTTTTTCAAGCAGCTTCAATAGTATATTCAAATCATATAGATTTCAAGAACGCAGCAATATATAAGTCAGATATTTTATACATAATTTAATATTATTATTTAAAGAAAGGGCTACCCACCTTATTAGGACAGGTAGCCTCTATTTTATATTTTATTTTCGACTAAGACAATCTAATATTCGCCACACGAACTTGGAATTCACTCGCTCTACATACGAATACTGTAGCTTCTGTAACCATGAATTTGATTGCAGCACCAGTCCTATCCAACATAGATTTTCACATTCCATACAAATCTTCCATATATAATGTATCTTGACCTTGTGATTTTTCAGTAACCACATAGAAGTCTTCAACAATATTTGGAGCAAATGTAACTACATCAGAAGCGATAGCAAATGAAGCAACGAATGGAAGTTTACCGATCATAGATTGGTAGAATCCAACATCAACTCAAGTACCTACTTCGTTTGTGTTATCAAGATTAACTCTTACATCACCCATCAATGATAAATTGATAGCTCTCTTCATACCGTAACCTACAAATATTGCAGTTGGTCTTTGAGCGTAAGTTCTAACGATACCTTCGATAGCAGTTTCAATAAGGTCTGTTCTGAAACCTAATGCGTTGTTGTTATCATCGTAGAAGTTGATAGCAGAAAGAATATCGATGTTTTTTCTCAATCAATCGAATTGTAATACTGAAACACCAGTATCTCAAGTTATAATCAATTGTTCTTCATCTTGGATAACTTCTCTCAAAGCAACTTCAGTCAATTCACCTTCTAATTCGATGAAAGATTTACCAGCAGCGAGCATTCTATCAGTAATAGATTTTGTTTTACCAAGTTCTTTATAGATAGCACTTCTTCTAGCGTAAGTTGTAGCATCTTCTGTAGGAGTAAGTCATTCAGCAAAAGCAGAAGTTCCAACTCACATAGCAGTCAATACATTCCAAGAAGCAGCTAGACCAGCACCAGTTTTTCTAGGCAATCTATCTCTAATTGGAGTTTCTTTGAAAGTCAATCTATTAATAAATGCGTCAAGATTTTCTCTTGTAAGGATTGCTCCTTGTATGTAAGCAGGCGTTCACATTGCCTTCTCTACATTTTCTAATGTTTGTTTTATATCCATTTGAATAATATTAAAATAAATAAAAGTTTTATTGCATTGATTTCTTTACTTCAGCCAAAGCTTCTCATAAAGACATTTTTGGATTTACATCCATCATCTTGTTAACTCTTTCTTCGAAACTAGCATTGTTGTTTTCCTCTCTTGAGAAAGATTTCTCTAAAGCTGTATAACTAGCAATACTTTTTCTTGGAGCAGCGTTATTTCAAATTACCTCCACTAAGTTCTTTAACGAATTAAATTCTCAAGATAGTTCACTGTATGATTTTTCAATAGTTGATAATTTATTTTCTTCAAAAGATTTAGTAAGATTGTTAGATTTTTCTATTTCAGTTTGTAAGTTACTTACTGTTTTAGTCAATCCATTAATCATTTCTGATACACTAGCCATAATTTCTTCTTTCATATCACTGATAGCTTTACTCATAGCAACTGTATCAATACCTTTTCTATCTGGAGAAGCTTTTACTTTAGATTTTTCTGTTTCCTCTTCATCTTCTTCTTTCATTCATTCTGCTTTCTTCTCTTTAACTTTCTTATCAGCTTCTTCATTAGCTTCCTCTTCTTCTTCTTGGATTGTAGGAGCTTTCTTTTCAGTATCATCTTCATCTTCTGATTTAGTAGCTAATTGTTCTCTTGCTTGTCTTTTTGCATTGTGATCGGACATAGCTTTTCATGGAGTTACAGGCGTAGCCTTATCAACTCATTCTACATCAGCTGTTTCCTCAACAACTTCTTCCTCATTTTTAGCATATCAACATGCTTTGCAAACTTTACCTACCATCTCAGCTCAACATTTTTCACATTTACATTCTTCTGTTGATTTCGCAACCTCTTCTTGTACAGTTTCTACTGCAACTTCTACTGGTTCAATTGCTTCAGCCTCGCCTACGCTTTCAACAACTGGTTCAGTAACTGCTTCAGTAACAACTACTTCTGTGTTTTCTGGGATTGGTGTTTCTGATTTAGTAACCTCTTCTACAGCTGGCACTTCTTCAACTACAGTTTCTACAACAGCCTCAGCAACAGCTTCAACAGGTGTTTCAACTACAACTTCTTCAGCAACAACAGTCTCTTCAGTTTCGTCAACACTTTTAGTAAATCTCATTATTTTATTGTTAATTGATAAATTCTTACTTACATCTTTATTTACTGCAATTTGTCCTTCACCAACTCAAGATTGGTTTACTGGCAAATCACTGTGGAACATTCAAGCCATTCTATTTCAAAGTGAAACTTTATGTCTCTTTCTTTCCATCATAACTCTATATGCCTCAGCTACTTTCATAACTTCTTTATCAGATAAGTCATTACCATTAGCTTGTGGTCTAGCTCATTCTTTATTTACATAGAATGTATAGCATTTCTCCATAAGATTAATTTCATCAGCAGTTATAGTCATATCTACAACATTAGCTTTTTCTTGGAAATTAGTTTTGTTCATCTCTTGATTATTATAAGTTAAAGAATTTAAATCATTATTTTTTTTAAGTCATTTATAATACTCGATAAGTTTTTTTCATTCAGTAGTATACTCGTGCTTCTCTACATCAAATGACTTTGCTATAGATAGTGTAGTATTCATATTACTAGGGTTTTTAACTACAGATATTTCAGTAAGCATCACATCAGTAAAAGTTTTAATCTGTCTACCAGCTTCTTTTACATACTCAAATGTAGCATCTACTACTTTACCTCATACAGATAAAGCTACTGATTTTCCTTTCTCTAATAATACAGCTAAGTCTTTTCCAATGCTATAATCTAAATCTACTTCTCATTTAACGGTCATCTGCATATCTTTATTAAGACTAGCATCTTTCCAAACTCATATTTCTGAATAGAATTTATTCTCGTGTTCTACTCTAATAGGTATATTTCAATTGATTACTCATTCTGCCATTTTTTTAATAGCATTTTCTGAGAACCTTTCGTTATCTCTATCAATAGAAGGATCAGAGGCTATTCATTCTATCATCAATACATTTCTTTTTGAATCTCTTGTTGCCTTAGTAATAGGTATATTCAATTTGAACATAGATTATTTTGAAATTATAAAAAACCAACATACTTTTCAGTTTGTCGGCTTTCAAATCGAAGCTCAGGGTGATTAGCCCTCACATAATTTAGGCGTATTATAGATAAATAACTTAATATTGCAATAGATTTTTAATTTTTTGTCATAGCCCTTCTTTTATTTTCTACTATTAATGCTCTTTGACTTACACTTAATGAAGCTAATCTTGCGTTTTCTATTACTTGCACATCAAATAAATTAATAGTGTGACAATGTTTACATTTAATCTCTACTACTGAATCAATACTGATTGCTCTACCTAATAATCTTTTACATTCTTTACATCTTAAATCTGTAGCAAGATTTTGGAACGCTTGTCATTTAGGTCAGATATCTTGACTAATTCTACTCTCTCAAACATAGCTTGTAAATCTGTTGTCTTCGTTTAATATCTCTATCTGTCATTCTCCTGCAGCTCTACATAATACTTTTTTAGACACGAAACATTTGTACTCTTTTAGTGGTTTTGTATTCATATGTATTTTTATTATTTAAAAACTATCTATAAATTCTTTTGGACTACTAGTGAAATCGTATAATATTGTACATTTGCACGAAGGATGTAATGGAGGAGCATCAACTCAATGAAAACTATCGCCTATTCTTACTGTTAATCAGTTTAAACTATTACAAGGTCAGCAAGTTCTTTCATCAGCTACAGCTTCCCGAGTCTTTGTTTCTGCTCAGTTTACTCTAGCCATTTCGTGTCTTACAAATTGTAATAAACTGTTACTTTCAGTAGTCATTATTATTCAAGCTCTATCTCTAGCGATTTCTTTTCAAAGTTTTATTAGGCTACCAGTCATCTGTTTCATAGTCAATCCATTTTCTAGTCAAGTAACCATATTCTTAGCTAGTTTATTCATTGTAGTTTTGTCTAGTCACTTTATCAATGTACCTATCCTTTGCCCAATTATTTTTTCTAATCATACTCAGATTTTAAAGTCTTTTCTTGAACCTAGTTGGTCTAGTATACTTTGTCATCATATTCTAGCTACTCATAATAAGTGCATACCTATAATGGCATTATAATCTGTATTAGATAAACTGTTTATTTTTTTTGAAGCCTGTCAGGAAATATAATCTTCTAATTTTTTCCTATCCTCTACACTAGCTTTATTATTTGCTAGTCATTCTAATACATTCTTTCATAGCGTATTGTAGACAGTCCAAACTATTCACGATAACACCAGTTCATCTCGCTGACTTTTTAGTAACTTCTGTGTTTTTTTCTCTGTAACTACATAATCGTCACTTGACTCAATTTCATCAAGCTCTGCGTTCTCTTCATATTCATCTTCATAGTTTTTTTCTATACAATCTTTACACATAGTCTTCTTCGTAATATAAATCTTTTTGGAACATATTATCTTCGTCATCTATATCTTTCTTGTAAGGCATACGCTTAATGTTTACTTTTGCGTTTTCTTCTTTCCCTCTCCTATCTTGTTTTGGTAATCAAGGTTCAGGTTGTTTACCTGTGGCAGTTCTCAATTTAGCTCAGAGTTCCTCAGAAAAAATTGGTTCTTTCAAAGGGTCTTTTCAATCTCTAGCTCTTATTTCATTTGCTGTATATACTCAGTTCTGTAAGTATAAATCATCTACTTGTGCTTGTTTCAACTGTATATCTACATTATCACTTTCAATAAACTTAAACTCTAATCGTTTGAACTTATCGTTTCACTCTTCCATATATCTTATTATATTTCTTGTGAAGTATTCCTCTATAAGTTTTTTATTACTTCTTACTCATCTAGCATTACTCAAAGCACGCATAGTCTCTCAAGTACTTCTTGTCATATCCTGCAATATATTTGCATCAATAGAAGAAAGTCAGTAAGTAGCTAGTTTTATTTTAGATAACCAGTTTATATATTCGATATACTGCATATCCTTTTGAGATGTACTCAAAGGTATAAACTTCTTTTCTTGACTAGAACCTCGTACAAATTTCATTGAGTGAGGATTTCATATAACTGTAGCATTCCAAGTAGCGATAAACTCTTCTGCTTGGTCTTGTGTCATATCTCATAGGTCTAATATTCCTGGAGGTAAGTTATCTTTTGTAAAGTGCTTTATATTAAACATATCAGCTTCTAACGCTGCTTGTACTTGAAGTAGTATTGATTCTATAGCAGATAATCAATATCAAAAAGTATCTATATCATTACTAGGGTTAGCCATAATATAAACTAAATCTTCTTTCTTGAAACTACATCTAACTTTTTCATAAACTAACTGAAGGTATGCTGGGTCACCTAGTTCTCAATACTCATTATATATAGGTCTCAAGGTTCAGCCGTCAACGCTATTCAAAGCTACTATTCTTTTTCAATCTAAGCTTCTTATAATTTCTATTCACGCAGAATCGAGTGTAAGAATATCTTCCATTACTCTATCTAATAATATTCTCATATTCTCACCATTCATATTCATATACTCAAAAAGATTATAACAAGTATCTATCTCTTTCTCGTAGTCTTTCTTTATGTTACCTGGTGCGTTCTTTTTCACTTGTATTATCCATTCTGATTGAGATACAGCTTTCTTAATTACATTAATACAAATTCTTATGATAGCATCTCTACTAGCGATCTGTCTAAGTATTTTAAACGTTACTTTTCAAGGTTTCCTTAATCAGTATTGTTCTATTTGTTGAGGTGATGAATACCCTCTAGTGGTATTTAATGAAATTGCTTTGAACTTTTTGGCATCAGTACTCTCTGTTGCTTTCTGTACTGTTGCTAGTCAAGTATTTTTCTGAAATTTTCTACTTTTTTTACTCATTTTGAAAAAATATGCAAAAATAAATGTACAATTTTCGGGATTATACATAATCTTTACAAAAAAACAACACTATTTTATACTAACTTCAAAAAATTGCTCAAATTATCCGTAAAACTAATAAGAAAATTAACCAATCTCTACATCAAGGCATCTTGGTACTCATTCAAAATCACATTCAATTTCATATACTCTGATAAGCTCAAAATCTCATTACTTTTTTATCCTATAATTAAAATTAGGTCATATTTTCTTTCAATAAATTTCAGTCAGACACTTCAAAACATTACCCTGTGCCCCTTTTCCACTAGCATAATATCTTTTACAGTCAGTCTGGCAGTTTCAGTTGGTATAGAGATCACCTACTATAGTTTTACCTCATAAGTTTTTTCAATTAAGAGCTACTTGGTATATAGCTTTTATTCATCTATTAATATCAGGTGTTCAGTCTTCATATTTAAACTCCCTTCATCAAACATTACCTATGTTTCAAATATAACTCATATTCTTTCCTAATCAACTTTCTGATACAGCTATACATACAGCCAACTCAGGTTTGATTCAGTACATCTTTCAGTACTTTATAAAAGAACCATATAAACTACCAGCTCATTTTTTTACTAAGAATTTCTTTAATTTTTTATCTATTACTGTTCTACTATCACAAATCTCTACTACACTCTGTGTGTTCTGATAGCATACGCTACTACACACTAAAGCTCCTGTAAGAATTAGTCAAGTGATCATATTTTGTTTTAAGAATAAGTACGGGTATACTAAAATCCCTATTTTATTTCGTTAAATTTGTTTTTTAGATATTCTTCTGACATCTTTTCATTACTAATACTTTCTACTTTTATATCTTCACATTGGTAATCATTAGGTTGTGGATCATTTATGTGGTAGACAACAACTCAATCACTTAGTAAATCACTACCACTACAATAACTACCAACAAACATAGCTAATTGGTCTTGGTTATAGATATAAGCATCACAAAATTCATCTGTAGCTGTTACTGGTGTCTTATAGGTATCATATCCATTACAGAATTTATCAGCTTCTTCTTGCCAAGTAGTTTTGTTATTTACTACAAATAAAATTATAAACGCTAGAAACATTAAGGAACATAGCAATATTAATACTCTTTTTGTTTTCTCGTTATGAGTCATTTTGTTTTAGTTACTAAATTAAAGTTTAGATATACTATAGGAAACAACACCCACAGTATATCCGATTTTAATCTAATGAAATTTATGTGGCTGTATGTATCAGGAAATGAAATAACCTCATACTGCACTTAGGTTAACTACTCCCACCACTATATCTTTATACTGTACTTTCAATCTTTGTTCCTTATGAGAACTACTATCTCTGTAGTATTATTACCTCTCCAAAAATAATCTTCTCATCTTTTTAATAGTCGTCATTCTAACTGTAAGTATCACTCATTATAATTTCTATTTTTTTGTATTGTCATTTTATTTAGTTATTTAGTTATATAAATATATTATATTCAATTAATGTTAAAATACAAGGGAATTTTACAAAAATCTTTTTACCAGTTATAAACCTATACTTCTGAGTTTTTGTTTTACTTCTTCTGAAAGTGTTACTCGCTCTCATACAACTATATCTTCAAATCAAGTTAGTCTTTTTAATGCGTGATACAACATCTCGTTTATATATGTCTTACCAGTATTATCTATTTTCTTAATAACCTCTACCTTTTTCTTTCTAGTCATAACTAATTATTTAGTTTTAAAAAGCTTTGTTAATCTCTTAATTATTTCTAACATCTCATCGTTTACTTTTAACTCGTTCCATTCATTCTGTACTAATCTTTTGAATTCAGGATACCTACTTAATACACTGTTAGTTATATAATCTACAAAAACTACTATAGTTGTAAATTTCTTTACAGGTATAACAACAGTATCCACTACCTCTTCAAACTCTTTTACAGTTGTGTCTGGTTTGATACTATTAGTAAACAATTTGCCTTTTTCCTTTTGGTTTCCCATTTATATTTAGTTTATTTTTTAAAATCTGCTTTTCAGTCTGCTCTCTTTGGTTTTCATCATATCTTTTTTTTGAACATACATCACAATACTTAAGGTTATTCCTTCTTATTCAATCTTTCTCAAATGTTACTCAACAATCTCTACAAACATATTGTTTTTTATTCCAAGCTAATTCTATAACCTTATTTTTTTTTTTGGTAATAGATATTTTCAAATCTTTTAATTCTTTTCTTAAATTATATATCTGTACCATTAATACCTTATTCATATCTTTTGTCTCAAAGAGTTCTTTTCTTAACTCAAGTAATTCTTTTTCCATTAGTTAGTATTAATATGTAAATATGTTTAATTATACGCTTTTTTTGTAAAAATTCAAGCGTTATAGTATTTATTTCGTCTCTCTACAAATTCTTGCTTATATACTTGTACATTACAATCAGTTTCTTTAAACTTCATAGCGTTCTGGATAGTCTCCCACATACAGAATACATAATCTCCTGCTACACTATAATCTTCTATTAACATACTCTGGTTACTCAAAGCTTTCTTATATTCTACATCAGTTGTATAGTATTTGTACCCTAAAAATCAGTTTCCTAATACTAGTAAAATAATAGCTAATAACATAATCTTAATCTTGTTCATTTTTATTTTTTATTAGAATTTAAAAGTTTCTTGAGCCTATAATTTTCCTTAGCCTTAGCTAATCTAACCTCTCTATTCTTCTTGTATCGTTCATTGTAATACTCTTTCCGTTTCTGTGTCTTATCAGGATTGTTATTGGTATAATTCTTGTTGTATTCTAGTTTAGCCTCTCTATTCTTCTTGTATCGTTCATTGTAATACTCTTTTCTCCTCTCAGCCTCCTTAGCTTTCCATTCAGCCCTCTCTTTTAGCTTTTGTTCTTTTCATTCTAATAGCTTTCTTCTCTTCTCATCTCTTGCTATAGCCCTCTGCACCATCACCTCACTCTGTTTTCTCTGTGGATGTCTTTCTACAAACTTATCCACTAACTCTTTTATACTATCTAAACTCATCTTTATATATATTAATAAATAAAATTAATCTAACGCTCAAATAAAGTCTCAAAACTTACCCTCATCTATATAAATCTTCGCAAATTTAACCGCTTCATCTAAATTCTCATAAAACATCCCTACTCATTTTCAATTTATAGTATCTATACAATCTCAATCCATAAACACTGATTCTATCTTCTCTATCCTATACCTGAAACAGTGCTTCTCATCTACACAATATTTCTTCTGAGTGTCGTAGTCATCCCATTGCGGACTAACTATATAAACAACACTCTTTCTGATGTCTCATACATAGCACTGGCTGTTAGGATTTACATATTCTGGTTCATTATATACTTGAGTATTTGGTAAACTATTAATTTTAGTATATATATCATTAAAAGATATATTCATATTAGCTATCTTATTCTCCAAAGCAGTAATCCTACTATCTAATGTCTTATCCTCATTCTCTACCTTTATAGTACATCATCAAAGAAATAGTATAGGCAACAATATCCATAATTTATTCATTTTATATTAGTTAAAAATTAAAACTTTCCTCAATAATATTGTTTTAGTACATTATCAATTCTCCAATCTTGATTATATTTTCAAGTCTCCGGAATATCTTTACAATACACATACTCTCAACCTCTATTCATATTATCTTCTAATAACTTATCACTATATTCGCTTTGTATATTACACTCTCACATAGTTACGTGTCTATTTTTATCTTTAGGTCATACATCTATATTTGTACAATATCATATCCTTACATTTGCAACAAGACATCAAAAGCCTCCGGCGTACTCCTCCAACCAACCATCAGCCACAGTTATAATACTATTCTCTAGTCATTCATCTAATACATAGAATCATTCTAAGTTAACATTATTTCATTCCTGAGAAACAACCTTATTTACACAAAATGTATATCAATCTAAAACGTTTCACCAAACATCATATCTTTCTCATACCTCTACAACTCATCCTGTATTTAACCTACTATTTACAACTGCCACTAACTCAATGATTTTCTCGGTCATTAATTTATCGTTATTTCAAAGTAACTTAATATTATAAACGCACCATAGTATTAATAATAATATAGGTAATATTATCCGTAATCTTCTCATTTCTTTTATAGTTATTAATCTAAAGTAATATCATTATAAGAAAATATTTACTAATTGCAAGAGAATATTATTTAATTATATAGTTATAGAGTAGTCGTATTATGCACTGGATTTTCTTTGCACATATATAGCCAGTTATTTAGAAATTATAGTTTATTACTTCTGGTTTTTATTAATCGTTTCGGAAAACGTGGTAAATTCAAGTTCGGCTTCGTACGCACGTGGTCGCTATTTTGAGGAGTAGGCCCCACCGCTTCCTGCCAGACTCTTCGTGATATTTGGAAAGTTTGCCAATATGTAAAGAACCCGCACCCCGTAGCCTTACAGTGTAAGCATAACACTATATAGAGCTATTAGTATATAAAACTATAATAAAAAAAAGCTATAGACTTATAGTGTATAGCTTGTTGTGTTGTCTAGTGTCTAAAAACTTCCTTGACTATATATAATAATAGTATGCCTATTAACATATTGATTTTATTAGTTATTAATTAAAAAATTATATTCTATTTTTTTCTATTATATTATAAAGGGCTTTGTCCTGTTCGCATTCTGCATCTGCTAAATTATAGTTATGTGCGTACGCTCTAAGGTCTTGCATAAGGTCACCGTATGTTTTTTCTAGTGGTTGCTCTCTCTCTACTCAATAGGTTTCTACTATATCAATAAGATTTTGTCGTTGGTTTAGCGTCATTGAGTTTTCATCTATTCATAAACTTCTTAATAGTTCCATTTCTTTTATATATATATTTTTTTGTGTTGTATGGTCTGTATTGTTTGGGTTGTTGTAATTTATCATTTTAGTTAGTTTTTAAAAAAATAAAATTTATTCTATGATCCGGTTGTTTTTTGTATCGTATCATTTAGTGATGTTTTCTTGATTCTTTTTTTCAAGTAATGATTTTATTTTATTATTAATTTCTGCTACATTTCCGGATAACTTTATATTTCAGTTTAGAAAGGTTTTGTATTGTATAGCGTTTCAAAATGTATCAATAAAAGTTCAAGTTAATTCTTTTTTATTGTATTCACTAATATAATCAATTGATCCAGTGTATCATAATAAAAGCATTAATAAGTTTATAGTATAATAATCATAATAAGCATTAAATATAATTTGTTTATTGTTTACTTTCCATAGTCTTTTTATTCAATACTTGCTTCAATCTTTTGATTTCATTGTTGGTAGTCTTTTATATAGTAATTCATCTAGTTTATCAGATTTTCAAAAGTTAGAGAAAAAATCTTTACAAGTGTTTTCAAATTCAACATAGCTTCAAGTAAATTTCTTTTTTAGTCCTTCTTTATCAAAATTATTAATATTTAAAGTATTTGCTTTGTCTATTATATGATCGACTTTTTCTTTGTTTAAAGAATAAGAGTAGAAATATCAAAATCAGTTTTCTTTCAAATAATTTACTACCTCTTCAAGTTGTTTTTCTGTTGTGATGTTTATCATTATTTTATAGTTTCGTTAGTAGCTAAAATATAATCAGTCAAAAATTCTTTCATTAAATTATTGATTTTATTATAATTGTTTACATATACTTTCGTCGCATATGGTCTAGTGCTTTTAAGTCAAGTATGAAATCAAACGTCGTTATTAATTACTTCAGCGGTGATATTATTAATTAAATTTTTTAAGTACTTAATTGACTGCTTTAGTTTTTTTCAAGTTTTCAATGATTCTTTTAGTCAAGTGATAACATACCCGTAATATTGTACTTGGTTAGAATTATAAAACATTGATTCTATACTTGAGTAGTTAGGACACAAAATTTTGATCTCTTCGTTGTACTTATTAAATTTTCCGTCGTACTTGTTTTTTGTCTGTTCATAATTTCTTAATCAAAATTTTACATTAGATAATAATTTAGTAAGTTCTGCTTTTTTCATTTTAGTTAGTTTTTAAAAGGTTAAAAAGGGTTTACAATTGGGAGCATTCCACTCGCCTCGTTAGTCTTTCCTAATAGTCAAACTACAGTATAAGCTTGTAGATGAGCTTGTTGTTTTGTAATTAGTAGAAGCTTTCAATATGTGCAATACATTAAATAAAAGCTTTTCCTAATGTGTTGTAATTATTATAATCTTTTTATAACTAAATACAAGACATTTTTAGACTTTTTATATATTGTTTATTTATAGTTGTTGACTGGTATTTCTTGTTTTTTTGTCTTTTATTATAAATTATATTCTTTTAATTCTTTCAAATATATTTCTTTTAGTTCTTCTTTTGTGTATTTATTTTTAAGATCAGTAAACATTTCTATAAGTTTCACTTGTTTATATTTTCATCACTCCGATCAACAATAATATATTTGCAAATTACTACATTTTTTATTCTCAATATTTTTTTCCAAAATTTCTTGATAATTTCTTCAAAATTCACCTGTATATTCTTTTTTGTATTTACTAGTTAATTCAAGTCTAAAATCTCAACAATATGCAAAGTATGAGGCTACTCATAAATAAGACATTTTACCACCAAAACAATTTTTTTGTTTATATATCATTTTATAAGTTGTTTTAAAATTAAAAAATATATTTTTCAAATTTCTCTGTTACTAATTTTTCTAGTAATGACTTGTAAAAGTTAAACTCTGCATCACTGCTTTTTTTATCAGTTCTTAGATTTTCTACTATAGCTTTCAATGATTCTATAGTAAATAATAGGCTTGCTTTTTTCATTTTGTTTATTTGTTTATAAATTAAAGAGGTAAATCATTTTTGTTTGCTATAAGTTGCAAAACTTCTTTTTGGTCTTCTATAATTTTTTGAAGTTTTTCTATTTCTCTTTTTTGATTATCTAGTTTTTCCATTAAATCAGTAATTTTATTAAAATCAGTCATTTTTATAAAGTTGTTAAAAATTAAAAGTTTACTCAAAAGATACATTGCTTTTAACTACTTCTACAAGTATAGACTCTTGGTTAAAAAAGTGTTTTAGATCAGTTACAAATTCTTGGTGATCCTTATCAGTTATAGTCATTATCACTATTGAAGGTTCAATAATCATTGTTCCGTCTTCATGTGTAAACACTCCTTGACTTTGGTAGATAGTACCACCACCAAAAGCCTTGCATACTAATTTCTCTACTACTTTATAAGCTTCTACTGTGTTGAAGTGTTGTTGTTTTGTGTCTTTGTCTAATAGTCAAAGAATAAAGGTTTTTTTGAAGTTCATTTTTTAGTTAGTTAATAAGTTAAAATTTGATAGTGTTAGTATAAGAATAATTTTACAAAATGCAATAGAATTTTAGACTTTTTTATATTGTAATGTTATTATAAGTTGTATTCCTTGCAAATACTCGCCTGTGTATTTCAGATACTCAAATTGTTATTATAGAATAACAGATAAGACTTTGTTTATAAAATACATTTTTTAATACCTGTAATAGGTTAAATAAAAAGTTGTATTCAATTTGATGTTTACAGTATAATCATTTTATTTTAAAATGCAAGACATTTTTATACTTTTTTTTTATTATTTCATACTTCATACAAAAGAAGCGTTGCAAGTATAATATCAATTTTTTTCTTTACATATTAGATCGCAAGAATTATAAAAGTATAAATTACTCGCTACTGTATATTCTAGGGATCACTCAAAAGTATTTAGTAAAGTGTTTAATTGTATAGAACAGATCATTAATTGTAAAATCATTTTTTGTTTTTGTTTAATAAAGTAAAAGTTTATATTTTTGTAATTTTATAATCGTTTATATTAGAAAAATATTTTTCTTTTGATAACATCTTTAAAGCTAATTTTTCAGATGAATATTTTTTTGCATTGTTTATATTGCTATTATAGAATCAATACTTAAATCAGTTTCTAGTAACTAGCTTTACAAAAAAACATCAGTTTAAATTTCAAGTAGTGTTTTGTATTGTATACATCTTTATATATAAGTTAAAAGTTAAAAATTAATTAGTATAGAAGTAATGGTTTAAATTTCATTCTGTTGTATTGTTTTCTATAAGCTCTTTTCATTTTGCCATACAAGATAAGAATCATACATAAACAGACTTAAATTTTTTTTGACCATATTTTAGAAAACAATGTTTATAAAATTCTTTTTGTCATTGTATAGTAACATCTAAACTATATCCGTTTTTTTCTTGAAAATTATTAATAAAATTTTCTGCCAATTCTCTAAATTTTTTTTCATTCATTTTTTATAGTTAGTTAAATTTTAAAACTTATTTGTATTTATAGTATATTCTTTTTTACTTAAATTACAAGACATTTTTAGACTTTTTATAGTTATAATGTTATTATAAAGGCATAAGCCTTTTTGTTTAGTATAGTGTTGTAAAGTTACTATTATGTATACTAGCTGACCGCTAGTATACTAATAATAGTAAAAAAATCAAGGGGAAATATTAAAAATCTTTTGATATTCTAGTATTATAGATATATAGATATAAAAAAGACCAGTTCTTGCCTAGCTTTCATTCAAGAACCTTTGTAAATATTAATATCAGCGTTTCAAATTATAGCAAGTTGAAATTCTATAGGTTTCAAATTATTTACTAATTCAATTTTATTTACTTTCAAGTAGTAACAAGCTATAAACTATATTTTTTCTGCTTATACTGGTTTCGTTTCCTCCCGCTTTCCTCTTCGACTGCACGCTATCCACCCACACCCCTGCTGGTGGTATATTCTATTGGTGCCACTTTCGTAGGTCCGTCTGAACGAGAACTAGCTTCTCTCTTTGTAAGTGGTCTTGTTTGTCCTTTTCCCCTAGCTTTTCTCGTTGTCTTCTTCTTTACAAAATAGGTCCGTCTGAACGAGAACTAGGAAATCTAATTTTTTTGTCGCCTTTTCTCTGTTTTCTATTCAAATTCATACTTTAGGGGGGTCAAACCCTACGACTTCCGTATGTTGAACTGCATTCTAAAATTTAGGGTGGTAAAATTAAGAAAAGCGCCAGAATACTCTACTATTCAAGTTCAGAATTACCAAATCCAGTTTTTATAATTCATTTCTGGAAATGAAAATCTGTTTTTGCTTTTACTTTTTCAATCATTAGAGAGCTTTTTGTGCGTATTATCGCGTGTGCGATTCGTGAAATTCTGTAGCTGTTGATGTTTTAGGGGTAAGTGAAAATCATTAGTTTGATTAGGTAGTAAGCCAAAACTCCATAAGTAAGCAAAAAGCTGTGACCATAATATGGTATATTGATTTTCCTTAGTTTGACTAGGTTTAGAGCTAATTCTTTCAATAGTAACAACAAAAAAGAGCGTAGTGATGTAGCTGTAAGGGTTATTTGATATATTGATTTTCTTTAGTTTGATTGGGTTTAAAGCCATTTCTTTCTAAACAGGCTAATTCGTGCAGGGTTAGTGTGTGTGCAGTCCTATTGTGGTAGCAAAGCAGGTGGAGAGTTTGATTGAGTACTGTTTGAGGGTGGGTGTTGGGGCTAGGAGGAAACGGACTAGGGTTTGGGGTATTGTTTATTGTATATTATGTATATTGTTTATTGTATTAGTTGGCAGAAATCCCCTTTGCCGATTTTTTTGGGGAAAATTTATAAGCTATTCATATATAATAAGCCACTTTGCCGGGTTTTTAGGTTCATTTTTAAAAACGAAAATCTAACTTATAATGTCATTATAAGTCTGGGGTAGTCGGTATAAGCTACTAGGCTCAAATCTAGTTTCTGGGATTCATTTTTGAAAATGAAAATTGATGTTTTGTTTTATAGTGTATTCTATTGGAGAGTGTGTTTTTGTAATCCCTTTTTTATCCCGGATTTTTTAGAGGAAATTTTGCTACTTCTTCAAATACTCTCATCTTTCGTTGTTCCGTGTCCGTCAATATACTACTGTATATTCTGGCACTTCGTAAAACTGAGACATACCACTATAATATCAGTTTTCTTTTTTTGTGTGCATTACTTCAAATAATCAGTTTTGTTGTGGTTTGTCATTACTATTTAAAACTTTTACTTTAAAGCTATAGTAATCACTATTTGAATTGTCTTCAAGTATTATCAGTTCTGCGATAAACCAGTCTTCTTTGTATTGGTATGTGTTTCATACTCTTATAAAATCCCAGCCATTATTTATTGCTCTTGCCATAGTATTATAATCTAATATTTAAAATTGTTTTCTGAAAATGAAAATCGGGATTTCTATTTATTATGTTTTCCTTTGGAGAGGTTATAATCACATGCGGTCTAAAACTTCTTCTTGTTTTGCAAGAACTCTCATCTGGCTACGAATTACATTCTCTTTCGCCTCTTTCTCTCTCTGTGCCTTCTCTGCCTCTGTTAGATTAGTATTTGATACTCTTACTCACATCTCTCCTGCATGTGTATTATTTTGTATATTATTGACAACTCACGCAACTGCATCAGAAACATCTTTACTTTTTCAACTTCTGTGGTCTACTTTAGTTCACTTAATCAATTCTAGTCAACATAACTCTGCATTTAATACATCGTGATAGTAAATATCTATTCTGTTTTCGTATATCGCTGCTTTCAATAAATTATAAGGATCTATTGTCTTATCTACCGATACATATTCAGCCTTGATATTCTTCTTTCTTAATATTGCCACGAACTCATGCGATTGATAGCTATCAAATGTCACTAATGCTATATTGAATCACATAGCTTTCAAATCATATATCCTTTGTCTTACATCTGCAAGGTCTATCTCTATCTTTCATTCTGATACTCATATTCTCTCTACTAAATCTATTACATAATTCATCCTTGTTTCTCCTGTAGCTTCATCTTTTATCCGTCATCCGAAATGTCACATAGCAAATCCTGTGTGGTCACCTTTGCCGTTTTTATTAAATCATATATCTATATGGATATAATACGGTAGTCTTAGCGGTCTTTCTGTAAATACATAGTGTCAAGGACTTACTACTGGGTCTTTTCTCTCTCTATTATAACATCTCCTCACCAGCTCTAAATTAGGGAAAAATCCTGATATTGTTTCACTTGGGGTTGCTCCTACATCTCTTTTTGCTTGCTCTGGGTTCTGGATAAATGCAGACCTATGTATTCAATCTATCTCCCAAATATCATATTCTGGTCAAAATCATTCTGTATCTATATAGTTTACTAATAAGCTACTTTTAACCTCTTCTAGTGCTTCGTCTTTTATTATCTCGTTTGTGGTTACATTCAGAAAGAAAGTATTACTTCTATCAACATGATCTAGTCATTTTACTTTCCATGTCGGTAATTGTATAGAATATATATAAGGATATTTTCTATTTCAGTTTTCATCTAATTCTCTACTCTCTTCTAGTTTATTCATAATGAAATCTCCTACATATTTTGGCGATGAAATCATAAGCATTAACCCGTTATTTCAAAACCTTGAAGTAATACGCTTTTGTAGTGCTTGGAATATGTCCTTTGCTACTTCTTTTTGATCATTATCAATAAAAAACGCCGCCTCATCTAATATTCAAGCAAATACATTATATCATAGTGCTTTCTCTGATTTACTATTTCAAGCAAACATCAATATTTTATGCTGTGGAAATTCTATAGTTTCAGATAACACTTTCGGATTAAATTGTTGAAATCGTGGACAACTAACTATGAAATTTCTTATTCAAGTAAACACTATATCCTTTGCCTGAGTTGCACTTGGTCACATATTCAGTACCGCTATTGGTTTATCAGCTTCAAGGTTGTAATTTCAATGTGGGTCTCTTAGACAAAGTAATGAATGTACTAGATAACAAGCCAATACTTGTGAAGTAAACGATTTTCAAGAGTTGTGGGTTACTATTCAATCATCCCAACAGTATAAATTATCTCAAGATACTTCTAGTCAAATAAATTTTCAGATATGTGATTTATTCAAATCAAAAACATAAGTATTTCAATCTTTATCATATAATAAACTATTTCATAATTTATCCCAATCATTATTTAATTCTCATACTGATATATTTAACACTTTGTTTTTATATACAACACTCAAAATATGATTTGCTGTAACATATTTTAGTCATAACTCACACTTAACACAATATAACCAATCTTCTCAGCTGTGAATACTCAGTACTTCCCTTGAAGTTCAATCTGGTCACATCAATAAATCTCATACTACAATATCTTGATTAGACTTTATAGTTCAACCAAACATCAATATTTTAGTTCATACCTCTTCACAACCGATACCACAGACAATAACTCATTCTCTATAATCTCAGTTTATTATAGCGTTACATACTTCTCTTATCTTAGGGTAGACTTTCTTTAATCATAAGTATTTTTTGCTGTCTAAGAATGTATCTATACTTACTTTAGGATATCTCCACTTCATCGGGTTTTTTATCCGCTCTACAAGGTATTTAGCATCTATATAGTTTAATGTATTAGGTAAGAAACTTCTTAAAGCCTGTTGGGTTGCTTTAGGTAGACTATGGAGTGATTTATATATAGTCTCCATTATCTTGATATACTGTTCGTCTTCCTTATTCATTTTGTTTTTGGTAAGTAAAATTCATTTTCAGAAATGAAACTCTAGCTGGATTTTTTTGCATAAATTTTAACTTATAATGGCGTTATAACATTATTCACCCTCTAATATATTATCTAACTCTGACATCAATTTCTGTAGACTTTCTTCTTTTAAAGAATTAGTATGAGTATCTACATTTTGGTTTATTATATTTATCTGATTGTTCTGTTGTAAAGCTGTAATTGGATTCGCACGGGTCTGATTCCATCATCTATTGTCGATCTTCAATTGATGAGCTTGTATAAGTTTCTCTAGCACTATTGAATACTCAAAAGTTGATTTCCAAGCATCCATAGGTTTATCTATAACAACTCTTGCTAGTCTTTCTATAACTGCCTCGTGTGCTGTATACGCTGCCTCTCTCATCGAATCATTATAAACATTAGCTTCATCTACTCAGGGTCTTATACTTGTATAGTAATCAGCTATTATCTTACGAACTGATTTTTCTGTTTGTAATATTCACCATCACCGTTTTTTTTCCAATAAATTTATATTATGTAGTATAGTTCTGAATCAAATACCCATAGTATACCAATCAAGTATCTTATTGTTTCTTCTTTCTATTAACTCACGAGGAACTCACATAAAGCTATTTCAATTATTACTATTACCTGTTGGTTCAAACTGTTTTATTTCCATTCAATCAACTACAGATAACTCTTCTTTCATAAGTTCCTGTACCTTAGGGTCAGCCTCTATTATATCAGAAAGTGAACTAGCTCAGTTTGGTAATCAGATAGCCTGTTTTAAATCATCAGGTAAATCTTTAAACTCTAATCACTTAGGGTATGTAGTTCTTCTTTTTAGCTTTACATCTGGGATTACTTTTGTTTCTGACTCTAACATTTTGTTACTTTATAAAACTAAAAATATGTGCTATTACATCAACAGTCCATCAATTTCATATTACTCACGCTGCTTTATTCCTATTTAATACTTTTGTGTATCATTCTGGTAGTGTTTGTAATCTTTCTAATTCTTTTTGTGTAAAATACCTAATATTGTCTTTATCGTTTATATTATTTTCATAAACTATAGTAGTAAATCATGTATTAAAATATCTACGCCACATTTTATCTTTTGATATTAACGGTCTACTCTCACTCTCTAATATTGCTCTTGCTTTCTCTCTGTCTGTGCATCAGTTATCTAGTATATTTTGCAACAATATTCATTTATCTCTTGGCTGTACAACTCAAGGTATATTAGTCCGATAAAATCTATTTCTAAGTTGAGCTGATACTAATTTACTATTTATGTTATATACCTGTGTTTCAGGATATATTTCTTTAAGTGTGTTTGTTATAACTTCTTGCCACTCTTTTTTCATCTTAACATTTTCTAGTAAGAAATATTTTGGTTTGATTTCTTTTAGTAGCCTTATATATTCATAGAATAATCAACTCTTTCAGTCGAATCATTCTTGTTTTCAAGCAACACTAAAACTTTGACAAGGGCTTCATCAGATAATTATATCTACCTTATTACATATTTTAGATATAAGAAGATTGTTTTCTACATAATGAAGTTGGTTATTTGGTCAATACTCTGGTAACCAACAATCTTTAACATATTTAATTTTTTTTATATCTCAAAGCTGGATAATATCTTTATAATTGTCCTGAGATACTTGTATAGCATTCTTATCTATTTCACTAGCATAATATTCATCAACTTTAATTCAAGCCCTTTCTAAAGCTATCCTTCCACAACTTATTCAATCAAATAGTGATAATACTTTCATTTTTATTTATTACTTTTTAAAAAATGGCTTAGGTATTGTAAGGTTTTCAATAATTTAATCACAATAACTATATATGTCAATAACTGTAGACACAAGAAAAGCTAGTGTTTTTCTCACTAGCATTTTTATTTAAAATGGGATTAAACTATCAGCTATATCTTCTTTTGTGTGTATTTTGCTTACTCATCAATCTAATTTATCAGCTAGGCATTTAAGTGCCTCAAGACAAGCCAAACTTTCGTCTTTTATATTCAGTTCAAGCATTATCTTATTCAATAACATTTGTCATTCTGAAGTTAGTGTTATCTTTTTTATATCTTCTATCATTAACTTCTCTTCTTTGTCTTCCAATATATCGTTATCTTCGTATTTATCAAAATTGAAATCTGAAAATGACTCTATAGTTTTTAATTCGTCATCTGTATATCATAAGTTATCTTGTAACTCTTTATCCGTCATTTTATGCTCTGTTTTCAATATGTTTATTAGACTTCATAATAATACTGGGTCAGGATTACCTCTTAGTTTATTCATACTTATTGTTTGTAGCATAGCTTCTGCCTCGCTTACATTGTTTATCACTACTACTACTTCCTCAAATCATAATTCTTTCATAGCTTTATGTCTATGGTATCAATCTATTATTTCATACTTACCTGTCTCTGTTGGACGCTCTCTTACTATAATAGGTTGCTTTCGGTTTCATTCATCTCTCTCTAGGCTCTCTTTTAGCTTTTGAAAGTCTACTCATTCTAGTTTGTTGGGGTTATATGAGTTCGGGACTACGCTTTCTATGTCTAATAGCGTATAGCTTTTTTGTAATTTCTCTTGCTTCTCTGCAAGTTTTATATCCTCTTCGTTTATTATTTCGTTCATATTATATTTAAGCTACTAAAACTCTTACTCTGCTTAATGTCTTAATTGAATATAGTTTTTCTAATAAATCTCATTCTGATGGTACTACAAATGTTACTATAGGTTTAATTATGTTTACGTTCTTTAAGAATTGCATTGTGTTATCATAATCTTCTTGAGTGTTTAATTCAAATATAACCTCATCTTCCGCTTTTACATTCTGGAAATTTTTTAGGTTTACTGTATTTGTTTTCTCTGTAGGGGCTGTTGTATGAATAATAAAGCTTATTCATTTAATATTTCTTATTGGTTCTATACTATCTGAGGCGTCTGTTTCTACTATAGCTTTATATCTTATTCAAGACAATCAAGTAATGATAGGTTTAATATCAGGGTTTTCTGTGATACTTCATCTGAATAACACATACTCCAAGTTATATTCTTTTATCTTTTCAATAATAGTATCAGGTTTCCATATCTTTCATTTAGATTTCTCGGCTAACTGGATTATAGTTGCCATAGTTCCATTGTAAGCAGTTCATTTAATAAGTCATTTAGTAATAGATTTAATGTATAACATTTTGTATGTAATTTATGGATTAAAATATTTTATTTAATATATGAATAAACTTTTCCAGAACAAACAGCATATATAGCACCTTTAGTCACATTATATTTTTTTGCTATTTCTGTTCAAGTTAATCACGTTTTTCTCATATCTCTTATATTTAAGACATCTTCATCTAATAACTTTCTACTTTTATGCCAACTCTTACGTCTTAGTAATCAAGTTTCTTGTGCTTTTTGCATATTTTCTCTAGCTGTGCAATATTCTAAGTTATCGATATTATTATTAAATTTATTCCCATCAATATGATTAACAGTTAAACAAGAATCTCATATAAAATTTTCCATTACTAATCTATGTACTATTGATGACTTATACTTTCAATCTTTACATAAATTAACATATAAATATCACCTCTGATTACATCTTGGTTTTAATATTCTTTCTTTATTATATTTGAAACTCTTTACTGCTCAATAATTATTAATTTTATATCATTCATAATCTTTTATATCCTTTCGGATTTCTTGTACATTTTCCATTTAATAAAAAGGTATTAAGAGATAAAGTGTTGCATAGAAATTACCATACGGAAACTTCACACCTTATCTTTTAATACCTCTGTATAATAATTTCTATGCAGAGATACTATATCCTTTTATTCTATTATTTCAAGTGCTTTTTGCTAAAAACTTAATATACATTGCGGGTACAGGAGTCGAACCTGCGGACAAGTAGTTATGAGCAACCTGAGATAACCGTTTCTCTATCCCGCAGTAGTGTACTAAGAGGCTTTTCAGTATATTACCTACTGAGCGTTAGTACAAATATACTACTTCTTCGCGAGGATTAACTACTGTGGTTTTATGTACAATAGATAGTAGTATATTTACTTATAGTTATTTAACTCAAAAAATCAATACTAATTAAGTGAACTGTATAGTGTAGATACAAAAGCATTAACTACATTTATTACTTTTCATTTCTTAATATCTTCTTCCCCCATTTTTTTAAACAAACCTCATAACGCTTCCGCTACTTTCATTAAATGTACTGGAGTTCATTCATAGTGGACATCTACATCATCTCATTCATATTGTACTACTTCTAATGCAAAAAGTGGTATTTCCTCATCTTCGTGTTCTTCTAACATCTCCTCTAATTTCATAAAACAACTAGTAGCTCACTCTACATCATTCTTTTTTAAACATAACATCATACTATTAACTTCTTTTTTGATTTCTGTTGGTACTTTACCGTCAAACATTTCTTCTAAATCTTCTATCATAAGTTCCGAATCTCTTTTTAATTTCTCTAAAATTTCTTTCAATACTACTTCTCTAATATCTTCTTTAGATACTTTTTTTGTAGCTTTATTCTCCTTAATTACATCTTTAGTTTTTTCTTTTTTTTGTACTACAGGAGTTTTTTCTACAACTTTTTTTTTATAAGGTCATCTTGTTTTCTTTTCTACCATTATTTTTTATTAAAATTTAAAACAAACTAACTTCTTGTGGGAGTAAACTATCAGCTATCTCCTCTTCTATTGCTTCTTCTTTTTTATTAGTCAACTCCTCTTCTCATATTTTACAGATATAAGGTATTCAAAATCTGAAATTAAATCTTCGTCATTCTTCTTTCTTTAAAGCTAGACTATTTCATCTATACACCTCCCCGTTTAGACCATTCAAAAATAAATTTATAACGCACATTAAACAACATCTTCTATCTAAGTCTTGTCAAGTATAATATCTATCCCTATTTACTTTCATAGCTCACAATAACATTCTACCACTACCACAACACATATCTAATACAGATTTTCAAGGATCTACTTCTCAACCTAGCTGTCACATTAAATCAGATATATGGGTAGGTGTAAAATATTGTCAGTTCTCTCATCAAGTAATAAATCTCATATAGAACTCTCATAAATAATCATCTCTCTCTACCTCCATAATCTCTACTAGACTATCAAAGGCATTACTGAAATAGATATAATCTTCTCAATATTTAGTATTGAGTTCTGTTATTATTTTTATTGACTCCTCATCTCTATTTACTGCCCAGATAAAAGTTGATACTATCATTTCTAACCAATCAGAAAAACAAGTTGATATGGTATATCATTTTGCTGATAGTTGATAAAATTCTTTCTCTACAGGTTTTGTACTTGATAGTTGGTCTCTTTTCATTTGTATTTATTTGGGTAAAATTGAATATCTTTTACAAGCATCAGAAATATCACTAATTTTTGTATCTTCTCAAAATGTTGCTAATAAATGACTACGACAATCACTTACTCGTTTATTATGTGTAATATTTTTTTCTTCCCCTTTTTCATCTCTTATAAGCATTCAATCATTATCATCAATACGAACATATACAAATTTATTTTGTAATTCTACTTTTATCATT